TTAGTTTAGGTCGGACCGTACCCGCTGTAGGGCATCTTTCCAGCGCGCTAAATGTTGCTGACGCTCATCTTCTGACATTTGCGGTATAAATTCTCGCTCCAGTTGCCAGGAAGCTGAAAGATCATCCAGACTATTAAATACTCCAGCTTTTAGCCCCGCCATGGCTGCGGCGCCCCATGCCGTCGATTCCTGTAGTTTAGGCCGTAACACTGGTACATTCAGTAAATCTGCCTGAAACTGCATCATCATATCATTGCAACTGGCTCCACCATCTACACGCAGTTCTTTTAAGGGCTGATCCAGATCAGCCTGCATTGCAGACAATACATCAGAAACTTGAAAGGCAATTGCTTCTAGCGAGGCACGTGCAATATGTGCTTTTGTAGTTCCGCGTGACATACCGCAAATCATGGCCCGTGCTTCACTATCCCAATGCGGTGCGCCTAATCCGGTAAAAGCAGGCACTAAAACTACACCCTCACTGGATTTAACCTGTGCTGCCAGTTTTTCAGTATCACTACTTTTTTGAATGATCCCTAAACCATCACGTAGCCACTGCATAATTGCACCCGCCATAAAGACACTCCCTTCGAGTGCATAGTGGGCTTGATTCTGGCATTGCCAAGCTAAGGTAGTCAGCAGCTTGTTCTGACTGAACTGGACGTCAGTGCCTGTATTAAATAACATGAAACAGCCTGTACCATACGTATTCTTGGCTGTACCTGCCTCAAAGCAGGATTGACCAAATAGTGCAGCCTGTTGATCACCTAAAACTCCCATGATTGGAATGGTTGAGCCCAAAAGTCCACTGGCGGTATCTGCAACATAGCAGTCAGATGAGATAATTTTAGGTAATACGGAACATGGAATATTAAACAGTTCTAAAAGCTCTTCATCCCAACTTTGGGTTTGCAGATTCATGAGCATGGTTCGTGAAGCATTACTCGCTTCGATGACATGTTCAGCACCTTGTGTCAGATTCCAGATTAACCAGCTGTCAATTGTTCCAAACGCTAAATGTCCCTGATCAACCAGTGTACGCAGTCCCTCGACATGTTCGAGTAACCAGACCAATTTGCTTGCACTGAAATAAGGATCAATTCGCAGTCCGGTTTTTTCCTGGATTAACTGCATGTGGCCCTGTTCAATCATCTGATTACACCAGTCGGATGCACGACGGTCCTGCCATACAATGGCAGAAGTAAGTGCCTGACCAGTACGTTTATCCCACACGACTGTAGTTTCACGTTGATTGGTTAAACCTAATGCTTTAATATCCTTTGCCAGCAAATGTGCTGAGGCGAGTGCCTGCTGAACTACGGCAATTTGTGTAGTCCAGATTTCCTGTGCATCCTGTTCCACCCAACCGGAATGAGGAGTCTGTATATGAATTTCACGCTGTGCAGTGGCATGAATGCGGCCTGATTCATCAAAAACAATTGCCCGGCTGGAAGTTGTTCCCTGATCGAGTGCTAATAAATAACTCATGTTTTTATAAGAAGAACTTGAAAAATAAAATACTACCGCAATTATAGTATTAAACCTATCTCGCTCTTGATTTTAATGAATTACGGCATGGTAAATCAGTAAAAGTATGCTAAGATAGGAACGTAACTTGGGGGTGTCTCTGGCTTCGACGCTGGTGATGAAACTCATAGATGCATGCCGAGAGCGCATTTTCTCTCGTAAATCAAATTTGCATTTTTTAGTCGCAAACGACGAATCATACGCTCTAGCTGCCTAAGGGCAGCTTGTCCGCCTCTCTGAATACTTGTGGTTAGGGAGTCCGACTGAAGCGCACGCACACAAGTCCGTATAAAACCAAGCCTTGGGGTTTTGTACTAAATTAAGAGGATCGCGATTTGTACCCTGTTCGTCGGGTCACAAAGAGTTAAAAAAGTAGACGATATCTAAGCATGTAGTATTCTCGAGTGTAGTGCTGGCGGACGCGGGTTCGACTCCCGCCACCTCCACCAAGATTCTAAATCAAAGTTAATTAATCTTAATTAAAGTTGATTAAAAACACCGAAAAAGCCCTAAATCTTAATGATTTAGGGCTTTTTTATTGCCTATAATTCGACTGTCGTTAAGCAATCTTGATCATTGATAATCAACCTTAATCAAGATAAGCTGTTACACAGTTGTGACACGTGTGTAACAGACCATGCTCTCAGACGCTCAAGTAAAAAGCTTAAAGCCAGAAGAAAAAAGATACTCAAAAGCGGACGGGGAAGGTCTGTCTATAGAAGTCATGCCGACAGGCAAAAAGAAGTGGGTTTTGTCTTATCGTGTTCATGGCAAACAAAACCGAAAGCAAATCGGTGAATATCCAGAAATCGGCTGTAAAGAAGCTCGTCAACTCGCACGTCAGGTTAAAGCTGAACTGCAAGGAAAAGTTTTAGATGCACCGACAGTCAGAGTGGTTATTGATGAATGGCTGGCCTTGATGACTCCACGCTGGTCCAGTCAAAAATATATAGATACCGTAATTTACAGGCTTAACTATATTACAGAAGATTTTATTGATGAATCGATTGATGAGGTTGAGCGTAAACAGGTCGTTAAAGCTGTAAAAAATATGGTAAGCAAGGGCACACTTGAAACCGCAAAACGTTCGTTACGCCTGTTAAATGAAATCTTTAACTTTGCTATCGCATCTGACTATACACAAAAAAATCCGTGCACACTGGTTGGCGATGTTATTCCGCAGCAAGAAGTTCGCAACATGCCTTCACTTGATGCAGAGCAGATGCCTGAATTCTGGAAGCGAGTGCAGGGCGGTATTGTTACACTCGAACTGCTACACGCGCTTAAGCTTGCATGTTACACAGCAGTGCGGATCTCCGAATTATTAAAAGCAAGATGGGATACTGGCGAAATTGATTTTGATAATAATATCTGGGTAATTCCGGCTTCACGTATGAAGATGCGTCGTGATCATGCGGTTCCCTTAACGCCACAGACCAAAGCTTTATTCCGGGAGCTTTATGATCATAAGAAAGATGATGGTTATATCTTCAAGCATACTCGTCGTTTAGGTGAGCATGTTCCTTCTGAAAGCGTCTTAGCTATTATTAAAAGAAACGGATATGGCGGCCAGATGGTAACCCATGGCTTCCGCTCCCTGTTTTCAACTCATGCCAATAATGCCAAGAAATTCCGTGCTGATGTGATCGAGTACCAGATTGCTCACGTTCCGAAAGACCGCATTCGTGGCATTTATAACCGTGCTGAATATTGGGATGAAAGGGTGGAGCTGATGGAGTGGTATTCTTCAGAAGTAGATAAATGGATGAAAGGCGCTTAATTAGCGCCTAATTCTTGTTTAATCTTATCCAGAGAGGCCTGTGTATAACCTTTATACTTAGCCGTTTCCCGATCTGGCGGGAACTTCTCTAGATAATTTGCCTTGAATGTATTTACCGCCATGCCTAGCTCTTTGGCAACTTGGCGCATTGAGTACCATTTCATATCAAACCACCTCCAATCTTTTACCTGCTTCTATTTCTTCATCGTTAAATTCTTCTTTGGTCATAGTTCCGAGAAACGAGACTGATAGAACAAAACAGTCCAGCAGGTCATCATTAATGAGTCCACATTTATCACTGGCCGTTTTTTTCATGAAACTTAAATCACTCTTGGTGATATTTGTTGACTGACCCTCATCCAAAACCCCATGAGTGAAGGAGCCGGTTCCACTTATTTCTCTACGCTTAAACGAATAAGCAACCAACAACCAATGATACTTTTGCGTTTCAATAGGGGTATTTGCATTCATACCACCTCTCCCAAACTAATAACCACTTCTTCCGGCAAATCACTGTCTTTTAGGATCATGGCTCAATCCTCCAACCCTTCGTATTCTGGATACTCATCATAAAAAGCATCGTAAGGAGATTTGCCGCTATTAAAATCTGGCATCCATGCCTCTTGATCCACATTGTCATGACCGACATGCATATCAAATAACGAGGATAGAACATTAAACCAATCTTCTTTATTCATTGAATTACTCATTTTATTTCCCATCTCAAAACCCCATCGCAGCCAGACCAAAACCAATCAGCCCCAACAACAGCCAGCCCAAAAACAGATATTCGAGGTGTTCCATGTGATGTTTTTTCATGTTGGCTCCTGAGGTTCTTTTGAATGAACCCAATAATTAATGCTTGGCTCTGCTTGAAGTTCAAACACCTTATTGCAGTTATTGCATTGGACATCCCATTCGCCAATGCGGTCATCTTCATGTACTTGGTTATTAATATCTTCTCGATTCATACCCCATGAGCAGTAAGGGCAATCAAAGTCATGCATGGCTTTGCTCCTGAGCTTCGATCATGGCTTTATAATCGCGCCACAATTCCCATTTCTTGCTTCGTAAATGTTCTTTGTAAACATTTTCAGTAATCTCAATCCAAATAGGATCTATTTCATTGCCTACTGGTTTAGCAACACGATCTAGTGCTAGTGTTTCTGCAATACTTTCTGGCAATTCTTTACGCACTAAGACAAACCCTTCCGGCACCGCTTGGGCTTCACGCTTTGCTGCCAACCAGATATCAAAAGGTGTAGCAAAAAAGAACTCATTTTCTAGATTTCTAAGCGCTGCTTTATAAGCTTCTCTTTCTTTCTGAATATCCATCACGCCACCTCGCATTCACGTTTATTACGAGCGAAAATGGCATAGGCATCATCTTCACTAAAGTTGATATCAATTAAGAAAAATCCGTTTGGTGCAATTGGTTCCCACTTGGTGATATCACTGTCATCCATCATGATTTCCCAATCGTCAGGGCTAACACTGCTTTCCATCCAGAATGTTACTGTGTCCACATCAAAGTGATTCTCAAACTTCTTCCATTCATCACTACTGACGTATTCTTCGTTTTTCAGATTCTCATTCATGTATTCTGAAAAGGCTGGATGCGTCCAAGTGCCCATTTCACTGCGAATAATTTCTATCGGTTCTAGATTTTTAATACTCATCTTCACCACCAATCTTTTATTAAAATAAATAACTGTGCTAAAAATCGGGTCTACTTTTTTATTAAAGTAGGTTTATGCGACTTTTAACTTCTGATTTAATGCGAGCTGGTCAATTGCCCGATCTATTGTTTTATTGAAAGCAATCACGCTTTGCTCAAGCCCGGTAATATCTAAATCTTTTGTAAATACCCGGATAATCACCAGCTGCAAATACTCGGGCAGGCGAGGGTCATAACTCACGAAGTCGCACCATTCACGACGAGTACAAGCCAGCTGACTAGTGATTTGAGGAATGTGCTCATCTGGTACTTGCTTAGTCAGCAGGGTGTTCAAATGCGTTGTAGTATCAGGACACTTAACTTCAATTTGACCTTCATCATTAACAAGCCCATCAGGTGAAGCACCGAACATTTCAATGAAAGGGTGGTCAATTAAGCCCGCTCCAACTACAAAGTTACCCGTTTCATTTTCATAAGCCGCTATTGCATGAGGCTCGTTATCGATACCCCATTGCATTGCTGTGTTTGTGAAGATTTCCTTCTGAACGCCGGTGAGGCGCTCAGCTAGAATAGTTAAACCCAATGCATTTAAAGCTTTGCCTTTATTTGGCTTGGCATTTAAATCCTTTACTCGGCTTGCTGTGACTTTGCCGCATCGCTCAGAATGCCAGTCATCACTACGCTGGAGAATGTTCATAGGTTTCTCCTTCGCGAGCCAAAGCCTGATCAGCAAACTGTGCGATTTCTTTTAAACTGGCAGCATGATTCGACCAGAATGTATTTTTTAGATTGCTGCTTGGCAGGACAGAGTAGGCGGTCTGCAGGCGCTTAGTTCCATACTGCGCTTCATTTTTAAAGTGTGGCAGGTGTTCGGCTTCAAATGCTTGGTAGCCCTCTGGTACAGTGCTATTGGTTACGCCAGAAACAGTTTTAACTTCTTGATTTTCAGCAATACGCTCAGCCTCATCTTGATCATGAATGCCTACAAAACCGAAGGCTAAACGTGCGCACTGGATAGTAGCTTTATGGCGCAAGAAGCGAGAAGGGTGGCTTTGCCATGGTCCTTCAACGACATATCCTGATTTAGACTTGAATGGGGCACGGTAGCACTCAGCCAAGTATTCGCGGACAATAGTAGGGTGCTCACGGTCTTTGCGGTAGATAATACATTCCACCCACTCAGGCGCTTTAACCTTGGCACCATCCATTTGAACCATGTTTTCTGAAAACCTAAATTCCATGCCGTTGAAATTAGAGTTCCCATTGATGATGCGAGACCAACCATCTACACCAACAACCGGAATAATCCCCTTGTTTTTATCTGGAAAAGCATAGATTTCTTTTGTCCAAGGATTTAGCTTGTATTGGCCTGCAACAATTAAGAGAGAAGCCATCTGAGCATCAGTTGCAGGCGTTTCAGTACGAAAAGCTGTTTGAATCAGTGTATCTTTCAGCTCTTGCGGATCTATATTTGATAAACCCAATACATCTGCAACCTGTGCAATTTGAGCTGTAACTAAGGTATTTACCGGTGCATTCATTTTTTATTCCTCAAAATTTAATAGATACGTGCGGAACTAAGCCTTTATTGATTGCTTGCAAAATCTCTTTGCCTTTTGCCTCATCAACACCTAGAGCCAGCAAACCTTTTAGAGCTTCATTGCAGATTTTTTTCTTATGCGCTTGATTTGCTTGACGTGCTATTTCTGCTTGACGCTCTGCCTCAGCTTTAGCTGCCTGCTCAGCCTCAATGCGCTTACGTTCATTTTCAGCAGCTTGCACAGCGCGTAATTCAGCAGCTTCTTTTTCGGCCTTTAATCGAGCTTCGCGTTGTTCTGCCTCAGCCTTTTCACGTTGTACACGTTCAGCTTCAAAACGTGCTTTTTCTTCGGCTTCGCGGGTCGCTTTTTCGGCAGCTTCGCGGGCAATCTGAGCCTCACGTTCTTGTTGCTGGCGAAGTATTTCAGCTTGACGTAGGCGTTCTAATTCAGCCTGCTCAGCTTCACATTTTTCACGTGCCGCCAGCGCTTTTTGTAGAGCCTCAAGTGTTTCAAACTTTGCAATTTTTGCCTCTTGCTCGAACTCCTCAAATAAAGGGCAAACCTCTAAAACATCAAGCATTCTGATCTGGTCAGAGAGTCGCTCAGCAGTCATTTCGTGAATAACAGATGGATGAGCAAAATCTTTAATTTTTTCAATGTCGGCTTTGTGCTTCGCCACACGATCTTTTTCGGCCTGCTCCCATGCATCACGCGGCGCCAAAATTTCGTTGCGTAGCTCATCAAATTTCTTTACAACCGAAATACGATCATCGTCAATGACCTTAATTTGCGCCTTTTGTTCAGCTACCAATTCTTTACCGCACTTTTCAATTAGTGTTTTCGATTTACTAATCTTCATAGCCAGTGAACCGATAGCATCACGTCCTTTTTTTGTTGTGACATCTGGCACATGAGAGCGCACTTCTTGGGCAATGCGCTCGAATAATTCATTAGTTCCGCCAGCTTTAGAGAAGGCAGCAACTATCACGTTCTGTTCTAATATTTGTAATTCGTTTACCGGTGCATTCATATTCTTCTCCTAAGCAACCTGTGCCAATTCCATCCCAAACAACCCAATTTCACGCTTCACTTCTTCCAAATTCGTGAAGTGATCAAACTGCTGAGTCGTCAATTCATCAATTGCGATAAACTCATCGTTAAACACACAGTCATCCGGCAGACCACGGTAAGTCTTAACTGTGCACACCTGGTCTGTATCCACCGTACCGTCTTGCAGTACTAAGATGGATAGCATGACGCGCTGGGTATGCAAGTCATCAAGCAGCATGTATTGCGTGTCTAAGTGAATTTCGGTGCGGCCAAAATAGTGGGCTACAAAATCAGGGTCGTAGTCGTGAGTGTTGAATTGTTCGGCAAAAGCGGTTTTGATTTTCATACCCGGCGCTCCTTCAAAATTTCTCTAACCTCAGTAGCTACCCTGCCAATATCCTCGTCATTCATTTTTCCAGTGCCAACCAAGCAAATAATTGCCTTAATTTCCGGCTTACTCCAATCGCTATCCGGCTTAGAATCCCAGTACAGCTTGAATACATGATTGCCATTCTTGTCAATGCTGAACATTGAGAACGTATTGAAACGCTGACGCTCAAGAAACTTTTGAAGCTTCTCTTTATCGCCACTGTAGGCGTGAAAATTTGGCTTAGCACTCATACCGCCTCCTTTGCCACAGAAACCACACCACTTTGAATTTCTGCATCATCTGCGTGCCGAATAGATACAAGATGAATCCAGTGAGAGCCAATATCATCAGCTTGTACTGTGTAAAGCTCTGGCTTGTTGTTTATAACAATCTGATCACCAGCTGCTATAAGATTGTTTGCACGACGATACTCAAGAAGTTCCCGGTCTAACTCAGGCAGGCTCACTTGTTTAGAGTGGTTATAAGCTGGCATATAGCCGCCAAATTTTTCGATTAGGCTCATACCCGGCGCTCCTTCAGAATCCCTTCAACCAGCGCGTCATTAATGCGCTCAATCTCAAACTGGTCGATGTAGGCATTCACTTCTTCACCAAGCTGATCTTCAACTGCAATGATTTCCATTTCTTCAATTTCAGCACCAACTGCCGAGTAACCCACGCCATTTCCATCGTCAAAAGTGGAGTACTTGAACTCGACCTTGATTTCGTATTCTTCATCTTCTGTTGCGAGTGTTGCAGGGCAGAAGTCAGAGCAGCGTGAATCGATCTTCACGACATGGTATGAGGGAGAAACAATACTGATCTGTTCTTGTTGTTCTACCGCGATAGGCCCACTTGCATCGGCGTAGTTGCAGCCTGATACCACTGAGGCAATTAGGAGGCTATTGAATAAAGTAAGTTTTGCATTCATAATTAATTCACTCACTGTAGGGTGGGTCGGGCTCCAGGTTGTTGCTGCAACGCTGGGGCTTTTTGTTGTCTTGGTGAATAGATTATTCATTAGTGAATAAGAATAGTCAATAGTGAATTATTCGTAAGTGAATAAATTTTTAGTTATTTACTGAATTTCATGTTTTAATAGACAAAAGAAAACCCACACGGGGTGGGCCAGGGGGTATCCATGAAGCTAGGAATGTTGCTAACATCAATAGCGTGTCAGATTTATTTATTGCATGTGCTTTCTGGATTGCATGAAGGAAAAGCACTAATTACCATAATGTGCTGGATAGGTGCGGTTTTATTTGGAATGTGGCTTAATGATAATTACTCAGCCAAAAAATTTAGCAACAAAAATAGCTGTCAAAACAGCAATAACTAACTCCCAAATATATTTCCAATTCTTTAAATAAAAATCCAAAATTTTATGCGCCCATTCAGAGGTCCAGTGCTTCTTATTTAATGGCGAAATAAAGAACGCAGCATCGTATTGATTTTGTTTTTCATAAGTGTCCTTTCCATTCCACCAGTCTTTAATAATTTTAAGTATTCTTTCCATAAAAACACCTAAGCCGCTACATGTGGCTTCTTCTTAATTACTGTCTTTATCTTTTGCAGATTCTAATTTTTTTGATCTGCTAAACTCTGCCATTTCTTCCATTGTTAGGACAGGTATATATACACTGTCGCCAAACTCTCCCCTTAGCTGCTGAACTTCTTCTTTTGAAAGAATAAGCTCTTGATTAAGATCAGCCGCTATATTCAATTTTTCAATTATTTGATTCATTAGTTTGGCTGTAGACATAACTATTCCTTATTAGCAACCATCTTCTGGCCCAACTTTCCCTCTTTAACTAATTGAACAATCTGTTGTCCAGTATAAACAGGTATGAAGCGCCCCTTTCCAATTGCCTTAACCAGAATTTCCACCTCAGAAGCAGAGAGGGCTATGCCCTCATTATTTTGTGCAGCTTCTCTTAGTTGCTCGATAACTTTATTGATAGGCAAATCCATGCTCACTCCTTAAGGTTTTACCAAAGCTGTCTCTAATCGACCTACTAGGTTGATTTCGTTGAGCTGTTCATTTGTTATGAATTCATCTGGATAGCGTATTTTGTCTGGATTATCGCTAGCCAATCTCACTGTCTTCCCACCAGCATAACTCACAAAGAATCGTTTCATTCTTAGTTCATGATTATGTGTAAATACATACACACAGCCACTTTTGAGCGTATCAGGATCTTTATCCGCTACATCAATGAATAAGGGACTATTAGGCGCTACTGTAGGCCACATGCTGTATTCATCTGAATAGATAATCTTGAGGTTTTCCGGTTTTGCCTGTATCCCTAAAATTTTAAGAATGTAGGGATCAATGTCTAAGTATTCGCTTGGATCTTCTAAAAAATTCTCTATGCCATTTCCACATGAAGCCTTTACATCCTTGTACACCGGTATTCTCACATTAAATCTTTTTGCTTCAGCACTTCTGAATTCGATTGGAGAAATATAAATATCTCCTTTCTTTTGAGGTGCCTCTCCCTGCGCCTCTGGTTTTTCATCCAGCTGCTTTAAATCTACATCCGTTAATTCGGTAATTGTAATACCTGCCCAATTAGAAAGCGCGTCCAGAGCCTCTCTTTTAGGCTCCTTAGTCACACCGCTAATAATCCTGAACAAGGTAGCTTGTGACATCCCTATATCTTTAGCGAGCTTATTTGAGTTAGTGCCATGCTTCTCAATTAGATACTCAATATTCTTTTTTAAGAAAGGGTACATCTGGAAATCCTCTTAACGTCATTACATTTTATTCAAAAAAGAATAATTAAGTTGAAATAATTCACTTGTGCATTGACAATTATTCATAAGTGAATAAAAATGGAATAAATAGGAGGCTAATTATGAACCTTAAAGAAAAAATCCTCTTCCTGCGTAGTCATGGCTTCAGCCAAACCGAAATCAGTAGCCGCACAGGAATTTCTCAAAGCTCCGTTTCTAAAATCGAAAACGGTGAGCAATTCGATGTGTCTTATAGCAAAGGCGCTGCTCTTGATCTTCTGGTTAATGAAGTATCTAAACAGCAACTTACGCCAGCATTCGCCTAAGGAACCCCCATGAGCAAATTATCAATTGAACTGCCTGCAAGCGCTAGCAATAACGAATCGCTCATATTGCAAGCACTCAATGCAAGCAATCAGCGTCAAGTTGCTGAAAAGGTCGGAGTGGATGCAAGCACCTTGTCAAGAATGAAAAATGATAAAAAAACCAATGGATTAACTGAGGTTGAATTTATTAGCGTTTTATTGACAGCCCTTGGATTAAAAGTGGTGCCAGAAACTGATGTGTATTGTTCTCCTGAGATTGCAGAAGCAACACGGGTATATCTGGCCCATGCATTTACTTCACCAGAGTACATGCGAATTTTATTCAAATAAAAAACCGCTTTTCTGCGCGAACAGAAGAGCGGTTGAGTTCACTTAATTAGGAAACCGAATGAACAAATCAAATTTAGCACATGAGCCACCAATCCCACAAGGAGAAGTGGTTCATTTTCCTAGAAAAGAGCGGCCCAAGATGGCGGAAAAATTTGCACACGGCTACGTCATGTCGAGCCAGTTGTATCGCAAAGAAGTTTACCCATTTCTTAGTGATGCCGCTCGGCATGTATATTTTGAGCTTGAAAGCCGTATTAACGGTTTTCAGAAAGAATCAGACTTTGTTAGCTACTCTCAGTTGCAGGGTACTAATGGTTTACCTGGCGTTCGTATTGCTGGGCGTGCAGCTATAGCAAAAGGGCTAAAAGAACTCATTACTTATGGAGTTATTGAGGTTGTTGCACACGGCAAGCAAGGTATGAAGTCATATCGAATCAATGAGGTTTCTATTAAAGACCAGTTCACTAATGAAACTAGTTCACATAAAGAACTAGTTCACGTTGTGAACCAAACTAGTTCACGTACTGAACCGAAACTAGTTCACGTTGTGAACACACAAAAGAAAGAAAAAGATAATTATAAAAATACAAACACAGCTACCCAAGCTGAAAACTCGCTTGACGAAATTCTCAATCTCTGGAAACCAGACTTAAACCAACTCAACGTATGGTTACAGTGTTCAGGTGAAATGCCAATGACTGAAACACTGGTCAAGCAGCTACTCATTGAAATCAACGCTCACTACGAAACACAGCTGAAAGCTGGTTTGCTTACTAATAACCAGATGTATTCAAAATTTGTGAAGTGGGTAAAACGCGAATTCAAGAAACCAGCACCTAAAACACAATCTTCTGTTCAACAGAGCAATCTTCGCAATGTGAACGATGCTTGGGGTGAGGTAGAGCAGTATGCACCTGTAGTCGATGATGTGGACACGGAGGGCATGCTATGAACGCAATGCACACTCAGTTTCAACAAACGATTCAGCTTTCTTCTGAATTCTGCTCAAAGCACAGCGAAGCAATGGTCACGATGTTTGGCCGGTCCGTTTGCAAATCATGTGCAGTTGAAGCTGTCACTAAAGCTCAAGATGAACATGCTCACTCTGTAAACCAGATGGTACGTGAAAAACACTTCGCCGGAGCCATGCTGCCTAAACGTCATGCTGAAAGTGGTTTTCTGAATTACCAGGTTAGCAACGACGGCCAGAAAACCGCAAAGCATCAGTGTGCCACTTTCGCTAAAGACTTCAATAAAGGGGTGCAGCGTAATCTGATCATGGTGGGACGTACTGGTACAGGTAAAACCCATCTTGCTTGTGCTGTGGCTCGTAACGTTCTGGATAAACAGAAATATGCCCGTTACGTGACTTCCGAAGACATGGCAAACGAGATTGCGAATGCCTGGAAGAAAACAGACGACAACGAAAGCAATGCAGTGTTCCGCTTTGCCGAATATGACTTGCTGATCCTGGATGAGTACGGCCTGAATGATCAGCACGAAAACCGCTTAAAGCTGGTCCATAAAGTTCTCTATGCACGTTATGACGAAGCAAAGCCGACGATGCTGATTTCTAACTGGACTATCAAGCAGCTTGAAGAAAACTTGGGTGATCGTTTGTGGTCCCGGTTTCAGCATGGCGGATTGACGGTAGTTCAGTGCAACTGGGCTGATGCTCGTATTGGAGGTGCTCTATGACCCACAAATCAACATGCCTCTGCTTCACATGCAGCAAGGCTAAGCGTAAAGCCAGCTCAAAACGTACTCCGAAGCCAAAGCAGTACGAGTACAAGAATCTGGATATGAGCAAGATTGACCAGTACAGCGAGCAGCGGATCAGAGCGCTGTGGAGTATGGGAGGTGGGGTGTGAATCTAATTGAAAAATGCGGTGGACAAGGCCCAGCCGAAATGATTGCTGCTTTAGTGCTCTCAACTGTTGCATGCCCTGAAGGGTATTTTCCTCAATTACAAAAATATTTTTCTGTGCTTGATGGCCATGTGTACCTCTACCACGAGAAAGAGCGTCAATTTCTACCTTACATGGATTTAGATAAGGTTTATCTCGACTACGTGTGGCTGAAAGATCTTAAAGCAGAACTCGAAGCGTGTATGCAGGAGGGTGCGGCATGAAAACAAGAATGGATGTTATTGAACGCAGCATTGCCTTGCTTAGAACTGCATATTCTCGTTCAAGTCGTCTCTCTACGCGGGATTGTATGGAGATTACTGGATTGCAACAAAGATCGGCACAGCGTTATTTAGTTGAGCTTGAGAAATTGGGCTACCTGCAAAGTGATGGGAGTACTCCACGTGGCTACAAGGCCACAGACAAAACCAAGCAGCTATTTGGAGCACAGGGATGAATAGAAATAAACAGGTTCGAGCATGGCTGGAAATGGGTATTGGGCGCGCTACTGCACTAGCTAAAACCCTGAATGTGTCCAGACAGTTTATCAGCAAGGTTTCAGTGATGGAGAAGGGAATCTCACAGAGTCAATGGAATGCGATTAGTTACGGCATTTCGATCATTGAACTAGATGAACAGGCCGTACAAAAGAAGGTCGAGCAAATCATTATCAGGGCTGCACACATGTGTCACAGCAAAGATCGTGAAGTAAAGCAGTTTGCTCAGGTTGAGCTGGATAAATGGGTTGAAAGATTAGGAGCCACCGCATGACTAAGCATGACAACGTGAGTCGTCCGGGTCATTACACCGCAGGCAACATTGAATGTATCGAAGCAATGCAAGCCATGATGACCCATGAGGAATTCATAGGATATCTGCGCGGCAATATCTTTAAGTACCAGTGGCGCTATAAGCACAAGAATGGCTTAGAGGACTTGAGAAAGGCTCAGTGGTATCAGAACAAGTTGATTGAAGCGGAATGCTACAAGAGCACACCAACCGCAATCCTCGAAGCTGAACGCCGGGAGTGTGAGCACTGCTGGGTTGATAGAACAGTAGATGGTTCGGTATGGGACTGCGTGAAGTGCGGACAGCGTAGGGAGGAAGGGTGATGGAGAGATTGTCGAATAAAGATTTCATAGCACTCGGTTTTAAGGAGTTTTCTTATCACACTGTTGGAAATTCAGTGAGCTATAACTTAGGTAGAAGGCGTTACCTATCGGCTGTGTGTATTGGTCAAGGCAACGAAGCTCTTTTCCTTTGCGAGAAATCAGAAGTTGGTAACTACTACACGGATTTAGTTTGCATACATAACCGCGACTATGACGGTCTCATCACTTTGGAGAAAGTTAAGGCTCTGATCGGGTGGTTTGGTGGTGCTGAAGAAGAGAAAGGAGATTGATCATGGATGAGAAATTTATTGCCCTTACTCAGGAATGGCACAGCAAAGGCTGGAATGCTCGTCAGAGTGAAATTGATGAGTTGAAAGCCCAGCTCGAATGCTGCCGTCGCGAGAATGCAGTGCTGTTGGGGAAGGTGGGTGAGTTGGAAAAGAATGAATTTTTGTTAGCTCGAGTCAAAACCATTCTTGGCTGCGAAAAAAAGACCAATTTGCTTGAATCACTCATAGTCCGTGATTTGAGGAAGGTTTTGCGAGGGGAGCATGAAGACACCTAGAGGCTGGCAAGTGCAATCAAAACCGGTGGCTCGGTCTGCAATAAGATCGAAGCCACGCAAGTCGGTAAGTCCGGGTGAGAAGCTACTTAGCTCTCATCTGGATGTATACAAAATCGAGTACACCAAGGAGTTTAGGTTTCACCCTGAGCGTAGATGGAAAGCAGATTTCAGGATTGATGGCTACCCAATCTTGGTTGAAGTGGAAGGTGGTGTGTATAGCAATGGTCGTCATACACGCGGTGAGGGTTATTCATCTGACTGCGAGAAATACAGTACGGCAGCAGTCATGGGCTGGATTGTCATTCGGGGCACAACCGAGCAGGTTCGGAAAGGTTTGGTGATTGAGTGGATCAGGTCAGCAATTGAAAAGTTGAAGGTATAAGGGGTGGGTTATGGATGGTTTTGAGTTTTTAGCATGGGTTTTAAGTGGCTTTCTAATCATAAGCTTAGTTTCTTCACTTGTGGTAGCTGTTGTGGCTTGGAAAGTCCGTAAAAAAAGCGAAAAGGAATTTAAAAGTCGCAAGAGTCGCAGATGGGAGAGCAGATGATGAAAAGTGAAGATAAAGCCACAGTATTAATCATAGCGATATTCATGCTTGCAATGGTGTTGCTCGGAATATTTGGGAAATAAGGGGAACGGGATGAATGCGGCAGTGAAAACACAAGTAATGGATTGGGCAAAATATACAATTGATGGCTGGCTGGAGCAGTTCGGGGCTTGGTGTGAGACTGAGCGCATGAGAGGAGGAGACTATCCCGATGGTTTACATATTAATCAGATTTACTGGTTGATGCGTGAAGCAGGCAAGGAAATGCCGAAGGGTAAAGCTTATATCCGTTGTGAGATTAGTGACTATGAAGCGGATCAGGTGCAGGCGTTGTTGAGGAGTATTTTTCAATCCGAGTCAGTGGATTTTACAGCCAAGTATGCAGTGATGTGTCTGGTGAAGCATAAGGTGGAGAATCGTAGTTTAAATGCTGTGGGCGGTATCACAAATCAATCTAAAAGTCAGGTGAATATCATGGTTGGTTGTGCCAGATTTTTTATTCATGCACACGATAAAAGATTAAGAATATCATGAGTTTATTTATATTTATGGTATAATATTTAAGCAAGCCATACAGGTGCTACCAACACCTATATGGCTCTAATCAAATTGAAATCGAGGCTCCAAAATGACTGTGCGCAATAATACTTGCGTAGCCGCAGCTATGCAACGTCGTCACCAAAATTTTATGAAACTCTTAGAATTAACCTATGAAGACTTTGAATATGACTTTTCAAAGGTTGTATTTAACAAAGATGTGGACTCATTAGTTAAAATTAAATGCCCTAAACATGGCTGGGTGAGAACTAGAGCAAAGAAGCTATTAGCTGGCCGAGGGTGTATAGCCTGCAATGAAGAAAGCCTGCTAGATCATGGTGCAATGATTTATATAATTCGTTGTTACGATGATCAGGAAGAGTTTTACAAAATTGGAATTACCACAAAATCTTTAGACGTTAGATTCCCCGATAGGAGTGGACTCCCATATGACTATGATGTCTTGAGTCTCCAAAACGGGGATAGGAAAAAGCTCTATAAATTTGAAGCAATGATTTTGAGGTTGCTGAAAAAATACAGGTATACACCCAAGAAGCCTTTTCGCGGACGCACTGAATGCTTTAGTAACATTGATCTAATAAGGCAGAAGTTTCATATATTTGATGCTTTTGGTGTTGACTCGTTTAAACGCGCGGTATAGTATTTCTGTTATAGTGGCGAAGTTGTAACCTAGTCACTAATATTGATTGAGTCCGTAGGCGATACGGTAAAATGATAAGTGCGTTGCAGACTCGTGAAATTCGATGAAGATGCACAAGCAAGAGGTCGCAACTTGCCAATCAATAATTACGTTTTGGACCGGGGATTCCCAGTCGGCGTTCAAGAAGAAGCTCATCGAAAGGTGGGCTTTTTTGTTGTCTAAAATAAAGCGCCATTAGCTCAATCGGATAGAGCATGGGTGTTCTATACCAATGGTTGTAGGTTCGAGTCCTACATGGCGTGCCAATGGGTCTTAAGCTTAAGTGGTAGGAGATCCACATGCTCCGATTCCTATTCTGTTTATTCGGCTTCCATGGTGTAACCGAGATTGATCACACGATTGATGATGAAGAAATCAAAGTGTGTCGGAATTGTTTGAAAGAAGTTAAATAATTAAGGGAGAGTACATTGTGAAAAATTGGGTAAAATGTTTTGTTCATAATTGCATTGTGCATCCGCTTATGATGTTCATGCCAAAAGATTTGGCGCATGAAATGCATGATCGTAACGCTGACTGGGCTTTTGGCTTGGATCGTTATGATGAACTTAAACTGGAGCAACAGAAATAATTGCTTCCAGCTGAATGTCGTAATTGCGGTAGCATTTGCCGGACGTATTACGGCAAATAAAACCCCTCGCATTCAATGTTGAGGGGTTTTCTTTTCTTATTGGTGGTGCTTATGGACATAGTAGAAGCAAAACGGAATTTAGAAGTTCTGGAAAAGAACCGCAGCCGATTGATGAATTACAACCATCTGTATTCAAGCTATGCATTTAAAGAAATGTGTGGCGCTGAACTTCGCAAAGTGAATAAACAGATCCACGGCATAGAAGAACAATTAAATGCGGAATCCAAAAAGACTCGCAGCAATCAGAAAGCTTCCATGCATTCGGTGTGGTAATCCCAATAGCCAGGCTGCTCATTCAAATAGTACCAAGCATGGTAAGGGTAGAGGGATTAAGGCTTCTGACCAGTTCACAGTTTGCCTATGCCATTCCTGTCATTTCAAGTTCGACACTTTCCAATTGGGCAATCGGGCAGAGAGTGAAGCCATGTTTGATCAGTGGTTGGTGAGAGTGAATCGGATGTTGGTGATGGAAGATAGAGAGGTGTTTTGATGGATTTACGGAAATTAATAGTGAACATCCTGATTGTTCCATTGCTACCAATTGGAATACTGGTGGCTCTCTATCAGCGATTAACGTGCAAGCATGACTATAAAAAGATCAAAACAATTCATGGTGATCAGATTATAGCAATGGGATGGACGCGCAGCGTTTGGGTATGCCAGAAGTGCAAACATGAATACTGGTCTGGCGATCTGCATAAGATGACAAAAAGATAAATTTAATCAAGCTAAGTGTTTGAAAACATTATCGTACGATAATTAAGGAGAAAGGAATGCTCCGCTTTATACGCCAGATATTCTGCTTCCATGCGTGGGAGTTCGAGAATGATATGTTCAGGGTGAGAGAGTGCAGGAAGTGTGGGAAATGTGAGAGTCTGCATTTATGATGGAGATAGTGGTATGCTTAACTTTTAATCATTAAAGAAAAGTATATGGCAACAATTAGAGTATCCACAAAGGGAAAAGTGCTAAACCCTGTAGTTAGTAAAATAATTTTAGCTGGTAATCAGGAAGACTTGGAGATTATCTTAGATAACTCTTTAGTCTTGTCGTCGAAACCATCTTTTTGCGTAACACAAATTGCTAAATTTTATTTAAACAACAAAGAGAAATATGGTGATCCAGAGGAGTTTATTAAATTTCTTTCTAGCAAATTTGATAAAATTGATCTTGTAACACAAAAGGGCAGGATAGAAGGAACTCTAATACATCCAAGATTACTGCAAAGAATTAAAGAATATATTGGAACATACCAAAAGGTTGAGCTCTATCGGAAAGGGCTATTGGTTCCAAGACAATAACAATTGAGCTCTCTTCGGAGGGTTTATTTTTGGGTGGTCGATATGTCATGCCAAGGCTGTGAAGCTCGACGCGAATGGATCAGGAAGCAGGTAGATGAAGCCAAAAGACGAACCAAAGTGCTGCTGCAACGACTTGCTGCTAAAGATTCTGGAGCAAAACAATCAGTTGATTCAGCAAAACAATCAGCTCATTCAGATCAACAATGAACAGAATGCTCAGATTAATGAGTTGTTAATGCGGCTTGAAGATGAAGAAGAGCCAAAGTCATCAGGTTATTTGGATGGGTAGGATATGAAATATACAGACACAAGATTACAGGTTGCAAGTATTGAAGTGATAGGCGATGGTCGAGTTACCTCACAAGGTACACGAGTTCGCTTGAATAATGGCATGTATCTCGGTGATGTGCAGGACTTATCTTTAAATGCTAATCATGGCGATGCGTGGACAGTAGACGTGACCGTACGTGCACACATTACCAGTCAACAAGTATTAGAACTATTTGGAAAGATTGATAATGAAACTACAACAGCTCAAGCCGAGACTACAGACAGCCAAGGAACAGAGATCAACCAAGGTTAATTGGGGTAGTGGTCGTGGTGGTAGACCTTGGCGCAGACTCAAGCAGAAGATTCATTTGCGTGATGAGTGGACATGCTGTTCGTGTGGTCGTGTGACGCATGAGCTTGAGTTGGATCATATTGTGAATGTGGCTCAAGGTGGTACGGATGATGAGGCGAACCTTCAGTCGTTGTGTGTTGAGTGTCATAAGAAGAAGACGAGTAAGGAGAGTCGGGTATGAGCGAAAACAAATCGATTGAAGAGATGGCGCATGACTATCTTGTAGCATCCCTACAGGCTGGCAAGGTCATTCAACGTGAAGACATAGAGAATTACTGTAAGATGGCAGCTCAGTTAAAAGGTGTAGCGAAAGTTGTGCAGAGAGATATTCAGGACGATGAGCGCCGACGCAGATGGTAGGGGGGGAGTAAAATCCTTAAAAATCAGTTGCTAGCGGACACCACCGCCCATCCCATTTATAAAAAAATTTCCGGTTTTAACGCCTTGTTATGGTGAGGTTTCATGTTATGGCACTTACAGATCGAAAACTTGCCTTCGTGGAAGCAATCAACGAGGGTTTAAACCAAACAGAAGCCGCAATTAGAGCGGGTTACAGCGAACACACAGCCCAAGTGCAAGGTTCTCGATTAATGAACGATCCAGATGTTATGCAGGCACTTGCTGGCGAGGTTGGTGATGGTGAAATCAATATCCCTGAAACGTCTGACCCGTTAGAGTTTTTGCAGACTGTCTGGAATAAAAATGGACTTGAAGTAAAAGACCGGATTGCAGCAGCACGAGCAGCACTCCCATACAAGCATCAACGTCTTGGTGAAACAGGCAAGAAACAGGCCAAAGAAGAGAATGCTAAAAATGCCACTCAAGGTGGTGGGAAGTTTGGAACATTGGGTTCACAGATGAGGAGTTAACTCATGGCGGAAATCGCTTTTAATATAAATTACTATGTTCGATTTAAGCCGACCAATTTTGGTAAAGCCCATTACCGCAAAAAAAGAGAGGCGATAAACAATCAAATAAAAACCTTGGATATTCCCTTGGACTTAAAGGTTGATATAGATGGATTTGCAAACTTGCAAATGCACGAATTTATGAGCTACTTTGGTGATATTGCTTATTGCGGTGGACATCCTTTCATTGAGAATTGCGAAATTCTCATCGATGAGAAATACATAAGAAACCAAGCGAAAGGCTAATTTATGTCAGCAATGCTCCCAGACTGGACAACAGCGTGCCCAGATTGGGAGGAACGCATTGTCGCCAAACAATCTCTCATGCCGTGTAAGCCGCTATTTCCTGATGTGGCAGACATTGCGCTAAGAATATTTAATGAATTAATCTTGGTCGATGTAATGGATAGCCCAAAAATGGGCGAAGTTACATTGCCCTGGGTGCTTGAATTCGTTGCAGCAATTTTTGGCTCATACAATCCCGAGACTAAACGCAGACTGATTCGCGAATTCTTCTTATTGATTTCAAAGAAAAATACTAAGTCTACGATTGCAGCCGGAATCATGATGACTGCATTGATTCTGAATGACCGGAAATCAGCAGAACTCATTATTATTGCGCCCACAAAAGAAGTCGCGGACAACTCGTTTAATCCAATCCGGGATTTTATTCGAGCTGATGAAGAACTGTCGGAGATGATCAATATCTCTGAGCACACAAAGACAGTAACTCATTTAGGTACTGGCGCAACACTGAAAGTGATTGCTGCAGAAAGTAATGCGGCTGCCGGTAAAAAGGCTTCAATTATTCTGATCGACGAGGTTTGGCTCTTTGGTAAGCGTGCCAATGCTGAATCAATGTTTCGTGAGGCAAAAGGTGGTCTGGCATCAAGACCTGAAGGTTGTGTGATCTATCTGTCTACGATGTCAGATGAAGTGCCATGTGGCGTGTTTAAGCAGCTTCTGGACTATGCCCGAGATATTCGGGACGGCATCAAAGTTAATCCGCAATTCTTGCCACTGATTTATGAATTTCCGAAGTGGATGCTTGAAGCGGGCGAACATTTAAAACCTGAAAACTTCTACATCACCAACCCGAATTTAGGCGCATCAGTTGATGTAGATTACCTGATTAATGAATTTGAGAAGGTTAGGGATGCAGGTGAGGAATCGCTAAGAGACTTTCTGGCCAAGCACTTAAATGTCGAAATCGGCATGAACCTACGCGCTAACCGCTGGGCTGGGGCTGAATACTGGTTAAAGCAGGCTAGAAAAAGTATCACCTTAGAACGCTTAATTGAGAAATCGGAATTAATAACTTTAGGTGTTGATGGTGGCGGGCTGGATGACCTACTTGGGTTTAGTGCTTTGGGCCGATTAAAGGGCAATCCTAGAATCTGGTGGAAGTGGAACCATGCATGGTGCAATGAAATAGCAGTCGAAAGGCGCAAAGAGAATGCGCCAAAGTATGCAGACTTTGTGCAAGAGGGAAGCTTAACGATTGTCAAACGTGTGGGTGATAACATTGATCAATTGGCCAAGATTGCTAAGAAAGTTTTCGATTCAGGCAAGCTTGACAAGATTGGTCTTGATCCAATGGGTCTGGGCGGTTTACTTGACGGGCTACTTGATGCTGATATTCCTGAAGAAAAACTTATAGCGGTGCCTCAAGGTTTGAAGCTAATGGGGTACATCATGACGATGGAGCGCAAGCTGGCTGAAGGCAATCTCTACCATGCTGGGCAAGACCTTATGACGTGGTGTGCTGGCAATGCAAGAGTGGTGATGAAGGGTAACGGCATGATGATCAGCAAGCAAGAATCAGGTGTTGCCAAGATTGACCCGCTAATTGCTGATTTTAACGCAGTGGCTTTGATGAGCATGAATCCTGAGCCGTCACAGAAAGATTACAACGTCTACTTTATTTAACTAAACCGTATTAACCAAAGCTCGCATTAAGCGGGCTTTTTCTATTGGGGTGTCCAATGAAAAAAGCTTACAGCCTGCTACAGGTCAAATCGTTTGATGCTGAGCAGCGAATTATTAAGGGAATTGCTTCAACACCAAGCCCCGACCGAGCAGATGACATTGTTGATCCGCAAGGTGCCAAGTTTGCGCTTCCTATTCCATTTCTTTGGCAGCACATGCACTCACAGCCTATTGGTGAAGTTACCGAGGCAGTTGTGACCGATAAAGGCATTGAAGTGACAGTTCAAATCGCCAAGATCGAAGAAGAAGGCAAATTAAAAGACCGTATTGATGAGGCTTGGCAGTCCATTAAGTCGGGACTGGTTAAAGGCCTATCTATCGGCTTTCGTGGCCTTACAGTTGAAGATATTCCGCGTTCGTGGGGTCTGCATTTTAAAGAATGGGAATGGTATGAGCTATCAGCTGTAACTGTTCCAGCAAATGCAGAAGCCTCTATCACTGAAATTAAATCGATCTCTAAATCTTTCGAGCAGCAAGAAGATTCCGCGCTAGGTGACGATCTGCACAAACCGAAAGTAGAAAAAACCCCTGCTGGCGATTCGGCAGAACAAAAACACGTAATAGTCAAATTGAATTGCCCAACAAAGGGTGGAGTGAAATTATGAATAAATATCTAAAACAGCTGCTTGATGCTCTTGCTGCAAAGAATGCTGAAAAGCAAGGCATCGTAACCAAAGCACTTGATGGTGGTCAAACGCCAAACGAAGATGAAGAAAAGCAGATTGATGCAATTGATGCTGAAATCGCGACTATTCAGAAAAACATTGACCGCGTTAAAGACATGATCAAACAGGCAGAAGCTGCTGCAAAGACTGCGACTCCTGCTGCTGGTCAAACAGCTGAAGAAGCAAAAAAATCAGCTGAAGGTAACCCAAACCCTGCGGAGCCAGCACCAAAGATTGAAATCGTGCCGCTCGCTAAAGGTATCGGTTTTGCTCAATATGCTCGAGCAAAACTGGCAGCCGCACTTGAAGCCAAAAAAGGCCACTACATCACCCCGGTAGACATGGCAAAACAGCTTGGCTTTGGTGATGAAGTTCAGGACCTTGTGACAAAAGCAACTTTGGGTACCACTACTGATGCGGGCTTTGCAGCATCACTGGTCACTGAAAACCGCTTAGTTGGTGAGTTTGTTGACATGCTTCGTGCTGCAACCGTATTTGACCAACTTACAGGTTTCCGTAATGTGCCTTTTAACTCCAAAATCCCTAGCCAGTTAACCGGCGGTCAAGCGCAATGGGTGGGTGAAGGCGCACCAAAGCCATTAACAAACCCAACCTATGGTGAAGTGGAAATCAAAGAGCATAAGCTTGCTGCTATCACGGTCTACACACAGGAGTTAATGCGTCGTTCTGATCCGGCAGTTGATGTTCTGGTTCGTGATGATCTGATTGAAGCATCAAAAACTTTAATTGATAACACATTCCTTGATGCGGGTGCTGCTACAGCGGTTCGCCCTGCCGGTGTTTTAAATGGGGTAACAGCCACTCCAAATACAGGCACTACAGCAGAAAATTATGAAGCCGATTTACTAGCTTTGGTGAATAGCTTTGTTACCGCAAACCTCTCGCTGGATGGTGCGTACTTCATTATGTCTGAAACACGCGCTGCACAAATCAGCTTGCTTCGTGATGCGCTAGGAAATACCTACTTCCAAGGCATGGCGCTTCGCGGCACTCGTACATTGATGGGTATTCCGGTAATCACATCACAAACAGTCGGCGATAAGATCATTCTTGTTAAGACTTCTGAAATCCTGCTCGCTCAGGATGGTGGCGTGGATGTGTCTTACTCTGACCAAGCAACTCTGGTTGATGGTGGTACGACTCATCACTTATGGCAAGAAAACAAATTTGCGGTACGTGTTGAAAAGTTCATCACCTGGGCGAAACGTCGTCCAATCGCAGCGGCATTCCTTGATTACACACCGTAATCTGATTTGAATGCTCCAAAAAACAGCTCCTTAATCGGGGCTGTTTTTATATCTAAGCATCACAATTGTTTAGCTATAGGAACAGTCTATGAAGATTAAATATTTAAAAATTACCCACGATTCCAATGTTGGGGATGTGAAAGAGATTCCTGATTTTCAGGCAAACGTTCTGCTCAAAATTGGAGTAGCTGAAGCATATAAAGAGCCTAAAAAGGCTGCTCCAAAAGCGAAAAAAGAAGATAAAACTCAAGAATAGGATGTAAAGAATGGGCTTTTTCGGAAATTTATTTGGTAAAAAGAAATCTCTCCAAGGAGTCCATTCAAACCAAGGTTGGACTTCTTTGTTTGTACATGAGCCATATGCAGGAGCTTGGCAGAAAAACGATGAGCTGACTCGGGAGGATTTGGCAGCGCATCATGCGGTATTTAGCTGTGTTTCTCTAATTTCTCAAGATATTGGCAAGATGCCGATTATCTTAAGAAAAAAACAGCAAGGTGTCTGGATTGATCAAGATATTCCAGAGCGTTTCAGTGTTCTAAACAAGCCAAACCACTACCAGACATGGCAGCAATTCAGCGAGCAATGGACTACCTCCTTATTACTTCGAGGTAATACTTATGCTTTTAAGGTCCGGGATATTTTTAATGGGCGTGTAGTCGGCTTAAAGGTGTTAAATCCTGACTTGGTAAAACCATTAGTTAGTGATTCTGGTGATGTGTTTTATCAGCTTAATGATGATCGACTCAATCAGACTTCTCATGAAGTGGTGCCAGCATCTGAAATCATTCATGACCGTATAAACTGTTTCTATCATCCTCTTGTAGGCTTATCGCCAATTACAGCCTGTGCGGTGGCGGCAGGGCATGGTTTAGAGATTCAGCAAAGCCAACGCCGACACTTTAGAAATAACAGCCGTCCAGGTGGAATTCTTACAGCTCCAGGACCTATTGATCCTGAAAAAGCAAAATCCATTAAGGCGCAGTGGAATGAAAACTACGGTGGTGCAAATGCCGGGTGCACAGCAGTTGTAGGGGATGGCTTGAAGTTTGAGGCTATTGCTATATCAGCTGCTGATTCACAGCTTATTGAACAGATGCGAATGACTAATGAAGTGATCTGTGCTGTTTTCCATGTGCCACAGTTTAAATTGGGTATTGGCACCATTCCAGCAGGGCAGAAAGTTTCAGATTTAAATGAGATTTACTACTCTGATTGCCTGCAAAGTTTGATTGAGGCTCGCGAAAACTTACTCGATGAAGGCTTGGGCCTAAAGACCTCAAATTTAGAAGCCTTTCTCGATCTGGATACTTTAATTCGCATGGATTCAGTATCTCAGATGCAGCGACTTAAAGAAGGTGTTGGTGCAGCAATCATGACACCCAATGAAGCGCGTCAAAAGCTCGGTTTAGAGCCCCTTGAAGGTGGCGACACAGTTTACATGCAGCAGCAGAACTATTCGCTTGAAGCATTGTCTAAACGCGACCAGATGGATGATCCTTTTGGTAAATCCGCACCAAATACGCCTAAAAATACTGAAAACTCAGACCAAAAAGGCCAATACCAAGGCATTTTTAAGGCTGAAAATCAGTATAAATCAGGCCAGTTTGTGACGCATAAAGGCTCATTATGGCACTGTGAAAAAGATCATTCGGGTGATTTTAATCACGAAAACTTCAAATTGGCGCAAAAGAAATGGGGTGTTGAATGAGTATTGTTGATTTAGCCACTCTAAAAGAGCATTTGCGCTATGACGATGATTCAAATGATTTGATGCTTCAGGGGTATTTGGATGCAGCGGATTCGGTGGTGTTGAATTACATCACTGATGAACTTGAACCTGATTACCCTAAAGCAATTCATCAGGCAATTTTATTGCTATGTGGATATTGGGACCAGTACCGCAATGCTGAGCAGGAAACGCCGGTAAATGGCAACTTCCTACCGATGCCGGTACAAAGCCTGCTTTATCCATATCGTAAGCCTACAGCGATTTGAGGTGATATATGGCCCAACGTGCCGGCGAACTATGCCACCGTGTGACGATTCAACATAAAACCACGGTCTATGATGAATACAACTATGAAACTGAAGCCTGGGCTGAATACAAAAAGCTTTGGAGTAAATTGGAGTTTCTTTCAGTAAAAGATTCGATAAACGCCAAAGCTGCCGGATCAGAAACCACAGCCCGATTAAAACTACGTAAACGTGATGATGTTAACTCGGGTATGCGTGTTTTATTTGATGGTCAGACATTCCAGATTGTCTCACCGCCTAAACCAGACAATGAAAATGGTCGGATTTATATGACGTTGGAGTTGTCATTGGTAGGGTGAGGCTCTATTATTTAGGTACAGACTTAAATAAGCAAAAATATGAAAGAGCTCATTTTTTATGTAGCAATGTTCAGTATTCTTTATCTGATGTGTCTATTTACTTTGCTTGTTGCCGGCGCATCATTTGAAGATATTAAAATCATCTCTCTTGGGTTTTTGGTGAGTGTATTGGTTTGTTATCCCTTTTTCCTGAAAGTTAAAAAAATATTGTAATTATCCCAATTCTAAAGCCCGCCTAGTGCGGGTTTTTTAATGCGAGGCATTTATGTCAGTGGAATTTAAACTCGAAGGTCTTGAGTCAGTTCAGGAAAAATTTAAAAGACTCGGCAATGCTCGCCTAATCAAAAATGCTGCTCGGCGCTCTATGCGTAAAGCCATGGCTATTGTTCGTGATGCAGCTCGGAATAATGCAAAAGGGATTGATGATCCAGAAACCGCAGAAAAGATTTGGAAAAATATTGCGATTGCTGCTGGTAAAACACGAAATCCAAATGAAGTAGTGATGCGTGTCGGGGTGCGTGGTGGTGCTGCACAGAATGCAAATACCGATAAGGCAGCCTTATCCAAGTTATCTGGTGGAATCACGACCTATTGGAGATATTTGGAATTTGGATCAGTACATAACCCTCCGGTACCATTCATGCGCCCAGCACTACAAAACAACATTCAAGCAGTTATGAGCAGTTTTGCTCAGAACTTTAATGCTGAAATCGACAAGGAAATCGCCAAGTTATGAACATTTTACCCATAGTTCCGACACTAAAAGCTAATCCTGAAGTCACAGCATTGCTTGGCACCAGTCCTTTAAAAGTCTGGGAGGATATTGCACCAACCGGAACGGTATATCCGTATGCGGTCTGGTCAGTGGTCACTGGTGATCCACAGAACAATTTAGACTGCCCGGCCAATACTGATCATGTGTCATTCCAGATCGTTGTTTATGACACTCAGCAGAAAAGAGCTTCAGATATTCGGTCTGCAATACGAAAGGCCTTAGAGCCGCATTGCTATATCACCAACATTCACCCGAACCACTTTTAGCGCATTGCTGACACTAATATTTTTGGTCGTGGCTTTGATGCGAATTGGTTTTTGGATAGATAAATAATTTTTTAACCAAGCGTCCATATGGGCGCTTTTTTTATGCCTGTTTGTTTGTATTTGCATTCTACATTCAGGCCAAGCAACTCAAAAAAGGAGTTAGTTATGAATGCGATGTTAAAACCGATTGAAATCGTTAATGTTGAAAATGGCGAACCCATGACAACCACACTGCAAATCGCGCTAGGCTTGGGTATTCAACATGCCACTGTTATTAAGTTGGTGAGAACCTATATGCCAGACTTTCAGGAATTCGGAAGGGTTAGATTTAAAATCCAATCCTTTGAAACAGGTGGTGGTGTTCAAGAAAGAAAATACGTCCCACTAAATGAACAACAAGCCACTTTCTTAATGACACTCATGCGAAATAGTCCGAGAGTAATTGAATTTAAGAAGGCTTTAGTAAAGGCATTCTTTGAAACGCGGGAGTTCATCCGCTCCCAAGATCAGAGTTATAACAATATTCACAACAAATTATCACTTCAACTTGATCTGGCGAAATCAGATGCAAGCCTTGCAGGTAGTGTTTTAGGAAGCTATCGCAAGAAACGAGATTTACTAATGACTGCAATTACTGAGGTTGAACGACTCATGCAGCCATGTCTATTTGAATAACCAAATTTATTAAAACCAACGCCACCATCCGGTGGCTTTTTTTATGCCTAAAATTGAGGAGTAGCTACTCATGGCAGTTTCAAAAACAAAAGGTACACAGGTATTTACTGTGATTGATGGACAGGTTGTTCGATTCATTTGCTTAAAAAAGGTTGGTTATGGCCAAGATTCCTTTGCAAAAATTGATATTACTTGTCTCGAAGCAGAAAGTAAGCAATACACACGTGGTATGCGTGACCCCGGAGAAGGATCAATTGAAATTAACTACGATGATGAAAATATAACTCATGATCGACTTCTTGAAATCGCAGAAAGTGGCGAAGTGCTTGATTGGTATGTGGGCTCGGGACACTCGAAGGATGCGCCAACTTATGAAGCAGTAACTGGTATTGATCTGCCGGAAACTCGTTCTTGGAATTCATTCAAAGCATATATTAACCCGACATCGCCAAATGATGTTGAAGTGGATTCTGTAGAAAGTTATACCTTTGCGATGATTCGAACTTCTGGCGTGACTCGCACTAAACGAACAATTACTCCTTAATTTACAGCCCCTTTATAGGGGCTTTTGTTTTCTGGTGAATTTATGAAGAAGTTAAGTTTAAGAGATATTAAGTCTGGCGCACTTATCGGCAAGCCTGAAAAAGTTAGTGTTCAGATACGCTTGAATGAAGAAGATACGGAGTTTGAGACTTTCATTAAGCCTTTTAACTATGATTCGGCTGTAGCGAACATGCGTGCTTATGGTGAAAACAAAGAGGCTCTAGCTGGGATTATTGCAAGTTGCCTTTGTGATGAAGATGGAAAGCTTGTACTTACTGAGGATGAGGTTCGAAGCAAGTTTAACCAGGCATTAGTAGATGCTGTATGGACTAAGATTGTTGAGATTAACGTTTTGGGAAAGACGTTGAACTCAAACCAGACGACGAGCTCCTTATCGAAATCGGAATCGCAACAGGAAGAACAGCCAGCGAAGTCAGTCAAACCCTCACATTCAAAGAAATCAAAAAATACGCAGCCTACATCCGAAAGTGCGGAAGTCTTAATCTCGGAAGAAGATTCGAGCAAGAGTTAGCAAGAGTTCATCAGTCAATATTAATGCTTAAAGGGGTTCAGGATATAAAACTTCATGACTTAATGACGCATGAAGCAAAACCTGAAAGTGAAATGGATGAATTTGATTTTGAAGATTAGAAACTAATTTAGGTTGGTTTCTTTTCATCGTCACAATCAATGTCATTAATAGCCTTGTCCATAGCTTCATCTATAACTTCTATTTGAACACCTTCTTTATGCAAGTTAGCCATTACATTAAAAAGCATTTTTTGGACAGTTTTTTCGTAGTCTGTAATGCTTCCAGCATCATGTTTAAAGCTTTCTTCAAGGCGGTGAACAATTTCAGCATTCAAGGATCGTGTGTGTTTTTTAGCAGATTCGAATAATTTTTCTTTTAACTCGGGTGGCATTCTCAATTTGTGTTGAGTGCCAGCATCTCTATTATCCATTTTATTAACCTGGGTTATTCACAGATGTGTAATTTATATCACCCAATGGGTGTTGACAAGTCACCAAAAGGGTGACATATTTAAGTCACCCAAAGGGTTATAAGGAGGTTGTGGTGAAAGAAAACCGTCAAAAACCAATTGATGTTCGAGTTAGAGTGTCAAATGAGTTGCATGAAAGTCTTAAGACTTATGCAGCAAAAGAAGAACGTTCAATGAATTATTTAATCAATAAGGCAGTTGAACATTTTTTGAAACAACAAGAGAGTGCGAAAGCATGAAATCAACAGACAACAAAAAAGCCCCTGAATCTTGGCGGATGCGGAGCTTAATTGATTGTCAGCTACTCAAAGGAAAATAGTTATGACAACTATGAGTTTACAACAAATTGCAGTACCTTTCCATAACGCTGAATTATTTTTAATTGAGCATAATGGACAACCATACACCCCGTTGCGCCAGATAGTTCAAGGCATGGGATTAGATTGGGCTTCACAGTTTACGAAGATAAAACAAAAGTTTGCGACCTGCGTTGTGGAAATCACAATGCAGATATTAGGGGATGATCAGTCTCGTTCTCACACTTGTATCCCTGTGAGAAAATTACCAGCGTGGCTTTACTCTGTAAATCCTAATAAAGTAAAACCTGAACATCGAGATATGGTTATTAAGTATCAAGAAGAGTGCGACGATGTACTCTGGGATTACTGGACGAAGGGCAAAGCGGTTAATCCGCGTACTACCAAAAAAGATCGTGTGCCCTTGAAAGATGCGGTAAATATGCTGGTAGGTAAAGCTAAATTTTTAAACTACTCTGATGCTTATAAACTGGTACATCATCGTTTTAATGTAGAGCACATTGATGAGATACCTCAAGATCAGTTGTATCTTGCTGTGGAATATGTGCATCACTTGATGGGTGAGTATATTCCAAAAGTAGATCGTTTGGAGGATGAGGAGCTACAAGCTCTAAAGCTACTTGATTCTGAAACTACAAACAAAGTGCATAACTGGCTTAATAAGCTTTATGATGAGATCAAGCGCCTGAAGGGTAAAGAACCAGAAATACCTGAATTTAATAAAGAATCAATTGCTCGGGCGGTTATTACCCGAATTGTTCAAGATCAACGCATGTTGCTAACAATTAACTATCAAACAGGAAAGCCTCAAGTACAGTTTGTGCCGAATCAAGCATGGATTCTACATGAGGACAATATTGCTAGTATTATAGGTGACCGTGATGGGCCCAAAGCTGCGATACTGCCTGACATTATTCAGGCGGCAGCCAAACGTTTAAGCAAATAAGACAGCAGCCACCCTCCGGGGTGGTTTCTTTTTGAATGCGAAATTAGTATCTTGTCCCTAAATATTAAGGGGATATTTAGCTAATGACGGCCAAAGAAAAACTCGGACTTGTTAATTTAATTATTATATTGATTGCTTTCTCTTTCATTTTTTATAGTTGCACGACCAAAAAGAGCAAACCTCAAGGCATCCGTGATGCTGAATACATGGCAATATGTCAAAAGATGATAGAACGACGAGTTAATTATCCAAAAACTCTAGATCATGCAATACTATCCACTAATGTTTACAGGGCTTCGAATGGCAACATTACTGTGACTGCTCCATTTTCTGCAAAAAATGCGTTTGGGGTTGAGATTGGCGCTAAGGCTAGGTGTGTATTCACTCCGAGTGGTGAGAATGAAATAACCATTATTCAGGATTAATTTAAAAACAAATAAAGCCGCCAATAGGCGGTTTTTTTACGCCTAGAGGAAAAGTTATGGCTAGCAAGTTAGGTGTTTTAACATTAGATCTGGTCGCTCGTATTGGCCAATTTGTTGAACCTATGAAAAAGGCATCAAGTACTGCTGAGCGCGAAATGCAGCGTGCTAGCGATAGCGTAAATGTCATGAATAGCATGCTTGGGAAGTTGGCAGCCACTGCCGGGGCGGCATTCTCCATTAATCAAATCAAAAACTATGCGGACAGCTACACTGAAATTATAAACAAGCTCAAGCTTGTGACTAATGGGCAGGCTGAACTAAACACCGCAATGAATGACACCTATAAGATTGCACAAGCCACTGCATCAAGCTGGGGTGCGGTTAATGATGTTTATTCAAAATATATGTCTAATGCCAAGGCGCTCAACTTAACTCAAGTGGAAACCGCTCGCCTTACTGAGATTACATCAAAATCAGTGGCTGTTAGTGGGTCTTCAGCCGAAGCGGCAGCGGGAGCCTTGTTTCAATTCGGACAGGCGCTTGATGGAAATATTCTCCGCGCTGAAGAATATAACAGTTTGGTTGATGGAGCTGGCGGCTTACTAAATGCTATGGCAAAAGGACTAAGTATTACCCGTGGCGAATTGCGTCAGATGATGCTAGACGGGAAACTTTCAGGTCGAGTTATTACTGAGGCGTTATTGAAGGCTGGTGACAGTGTTGATGAGTTGTATTCCAAAACTGATACCACTATTGCCGCCTCTTTTAACCTAATAACTACTGAGGTTACCAAAATGGTCGGAGAGTTTGATTCCGCTACTGGTGCTTCAAAAACATTTGTACAGGGCATTAAAGCTCTTTCTGAAAATATGGAAGGTGTTGTTGGGGCTATGACGGTGGGTGCTGCATTTATATCTGGGACTTATATTCCCGCTATATACGGAACCATTACAGCTGGATACGCGAAAACCAAACAACTTATTGATCAAACTGTAATTCAATATGGTGTAATTAATGCAGAAAAGGCAGCCGCAGCATCTGCTTTGGCACAAGCTGAAGCTCAGTTAGTAAACACTCAGTCCACATTGGCGGCCTTGGCAGCAGAAAAAGCTCTTGAGGTGCAAAGACTGCAAGCACAAATTAATGCAGCTGGCAGAATGGCGACTACTACACGCATGGCACAATTGCGCCAAATAGAGGTGCAAGTAACTGCTGAATTGACAGCAGCTGAAACAGCTTTAGCAACAGCTCGTGCTAGAGCAACAGCGGCATCGGCTGCTGGCATGGGGGTAGGTCGAACCATGCTTGGAATACTTGGCGGGCCAGTTGGGTTAGGTATAACAGTCGCAAGTGTTGCAGCTGGCTATCTACTCATGCGTGATAATGGAAATGAAGCAAATGCAATGCTTGATCAACAACAGGCTTATGCAGGCATGGCTGCCACAGAGCTTACAAAGCTTGAGGGAGCACAACGCCGAGCTGCTAATGAATCGCTTTCCCTGGAATTTGAAACACAAAGTAGCAATCTGAAAGCGCTGCAAAAAGACTTTACTGAATATTTGGCTGATCTTACACGCCAATATAAAGGCGTAGCAGAATTGGAGCGAATATATGGGCAACTACGAGCTGGCACTATAGACGTAGAGCAAGCCTTTCAAATGCTTAATCAGGTTGAAGCAATCAAAACCAGCGATATTAATAAGGCTGCTGATTTTGAGAAAAAGCATAAAGAGATTACTTCCACGCTCAGCAATTTAAAACCAAAACTGGATCAGGTTTCAAAAAGTACAGCACAGGCTACAGGTGAATTTGAAAAGCAAAAAACAGTGATAGAAGGTGTCAAAGAGGCTTATGAGGCCTACATGAAAACTTTTAACGCTGATGTAAAAGAGGCAGCAGCATCCAATTCTCTGGTTTCAAATTTCAAACTTTCTGAGAACGAGAAGGCAGAAATATTGAAAGTAGTGCAAGCTTTTGGTTATGACAAGGCTAAGCTTCAAACAGAGGAAGGGCGTAAAGCAATTGATAATGCTGTGAAGTTGGCTGGAATCCGAGATAAGCAGAAAACTACCGAAGATAGAATTGCAGAAACAGAAAAGAAAGCCACCGAACAAAAGAGACTTCAGCTTGAATATGCGAGAAAGCAGCAAATTATTTTGGCTGGAACTGATGAGCGCACAAGAAATATGTTGAAGGTGTATCAGGCATTTATGAACACTGGCGCTCTAAGTGACAAGCAGGCACGTTATTTAACAGCTGAGGTTGGCCGGGAAAATGATTTTAAAACCCAGAACCTTTATGGTGGTCATATTGATCATAATAATGGTGCTAAAAATCTTGGAATGCTTTCGTGGCAGAAGGATCGGGCAGGAAGTCTAGCTAACTCTTTACGCAGTAAAAATCTTATCGATAGTAGTGGAAACATCAAGCAAGTTCAGGAGGCTTTAGATGCGCAGGCAGCATTTTTTGTAAATGAATTGTTTAATGCTAAACGCTTTGCACCATCAAAAAACGCACTGCTTAAGAATGCTGATTATTCTGAACTTTCTAAAACTATAGGTAAGAATGGTATTGCGTGGGATTATGATGGCAGGAAAATTAATGCATTGCCGCATCATCAGAAAAGAGATGGCTATTTTGGACAGTTAAACACAATTCTTGGGCCCAATCCTGATGGAATGGTTGATTCACTTATTACCTCTTTAGCCAAAAGAGATGATGAGATGTATAACTATGCAGTAAAAATTGCAGAAGATCAGAAGGAGATTCAGGAGCGCTACTATACTGAGTGGCAAAAATTGGAAGAAGATAATCAGGAAAAAATTAAGGAGATTCAGGAAAAGTTTGCTAATGATCCAGCAGAGCGTGATCGGCTTTTAAGTCTTCAACAGAAGTTTTATCAAGATGATGTAGAAAACTGGATAAAAACTCAGGATGAAAAAGTCGAGACTGAGCGTCAAGCAAACTGGCGTATTCTTGAGGCAAGATATGATCTTCTGAATTCATCAAAAGCCATGTATGAAAAGATTAATAGTCTTTCTGCTGGTGCTGATGACATATTTGCACAAGCTACGATGTCGCCCAAAGCTTATGCCGAATGGTCTCTTGACAGCCAGAGAGGTAAAGCTCAAGTAGCTTTGGGTAATCAGCGCATCGGTGTTGAGCAGGACATTATGTCTAGTGACACTTATGCCACAGATGAAGATCGGTATGAGGCATTACAAGAGGCTTATCAGCAGTATCGTGATGGTATGGCAGCAATTGATGTTAAATATTATCAGGATCTGGAAAACCTTCAAAACCAGTCTCAAGCTGCTTCTTTGGCAGGATATGGCGCAATGTTTGGCATGATGGGCTCAATGCTAGATGCTTACGGAGAGAAGGAAAGCACAGCTTATAAACTGGCTTTTGCTATGCAAAAAGGGTTTGTGCTTGCTAGTGCAATCATGAATGCTAAAGGCGCAATTATGTCGGCATGGAATGACCCGGCCAATGTGACAATCTGGCAGAAGATGGCGGGTGCGGCAGCAGTGGCGGTGCAAACCAATGAGTTAATGTCTGCTATTCAAGGTGTAACCTTAACAGGCATGGCGCATAACGGCATAGATTCTGTACCACAAGAGGGTACTTGGCTTTTGGATGGTGGAGAGCGCGTAATTAATCCTCAGCAAAATAAGGATTTAACGAACTACCTTAGCCAAAAACAAGGCTCCTCTGAACCCGTAATTCATGTGTATACCTTACCGGGCCAGACCGCTGAGGCTTCACGTAATGAGCAGGGCGAACTCATCCTGACCATCCAAAAAACCATTGATCAGTACGTTCCTGCTCAGTTCAGCAATCCTAATAGCCGTCTAAGCAAGTCAGTAACCAATAACTTTAATACGCAACGCAATCGAAAGTGAGTTAGTTAGCTATGGATAAATTTATGCTTTGCCCATTGTTAGCGGGCTATTCGTTTGCACCCGGGCAAAATATTCTTGAGCAGCAGTTGGCTGGTGGAATGCCCCGGCAGCGTCGAAACTTTATTGGTTCTGTGGGCGTGGTGAGTGTGTCGGTCTTTTGCCGGAATGAACTGGAGATTGAATATTTCTGGGCATTCTGGCGCAAGAAAGCCCGCAATCCGCAGCCATGGCTTTGGGCATTAAAAACTGACAGTTACAAAATGGAAGAGCATGAGTGCCGGTTTATGCTGGGCCAGACTCCGCAAGAATCTGAACGGCAAGGCAATAAGATCAAGTATTCATTTCAGGTCTGGGTTAAACCGTTGAACCGTTCTGCTTCTTATGACGATGATGTGGTGGATGCATGGCAACTTGGCATTAATCCTGATGTATCTAACGCATTAGAGGTTCTGGTCAATGTGACGCTTCCTAACGCCCTGGAGAATGTCTGATGGATTTAACTGAATATCATCTTGATTCCAGCCCGTCTGTTATATTGCTTGAATGCATCGAGATTAAGCACAGCTTGTGGCCTGCGCCACTGCGCTACGTGACCAATCATAGCGATGGTGTGACCGTCAAGCACGAGAATGGCGAAACAGCGGTATATGAATATATGCCGCTGCAAATTCGCCGGGGCAATACAGCTGACAACTTAGACCAGACTCTTAGCATTACTGTCGGTGATCTGGGCAAAGTGGTGCCAAAGTTGCTCAAAATCATTCGTGATGCGGATAGTGAAGAGCGGCCACAGGTTACTTATCGCTGTTATTCATCTTCAAATCTAGATATGCCGATTGACCGGCAGTCTGGACTTGAAGTTGAGGGCATGAGTCGCGACCCTCAAGCAACCACGTTTGATGCAGCAGCACAACGGCTGAATAGCGTTGGGACAGGTCGGCTTTATACCGTAGATGAATTCCCTGGACTAAAAGGATTCTTCTGATGAAAAGTATTGATCCATTGCTCGACCGGCACTATGACCCTGAGCGTTACCACTGCGTTCACTTTCTGATTGAAGCGGCACAGTACCTTTTTGATCAGGACTATTCGCAAAGCTTTGTCGGGCTTACATCGTCATTACATGAAACGCTACATACCTCACGGCATACCACGATTCATAACCGGAAGCTCACAGAGCCAATCAACGGCACCATTGTCCTGATGACTAACATTAATCAAAGCTCGCATGTCGGGCTTTTTTATTGTGATCGGGTTTTGCATTTAACGGAATTGGGTGTGCACTTCCTGCCACTCAGATCGCTTGAGAAAGTTTATAAACGGATTCGATACTATGAGCCGATTACGCATCATAACCAACCCTGTTGATGCTAAAGAAGGCATCTTGCATGTACGCACTGATAAGGTTTTAGAAACCTTTACACAGGTTAAAAATAAACATCCGCATGCCAGAATTTATATACAACCCGCCTGTGTACAAAACGACGTTACACCAACAAATAAAGTCGATGAAGCATCGTTGCACATGCTGGCGAAGAACAATGACTTTGATATTGTTTGTCAGGCTGGGGAAGCCGCAACGATTATTGCTGTCGTATCACTAGTTGTATCGCTGGCAATGACTGTATATACCTTGCTGACGATGCCGAAAAACAAGGATTCAGAACAGGGGTCAAGCAATAACAACCTGTCGAATCCGCAGAACCAGCAGCGGATCGGCTCACGTATTCCGGATATTTTTGGAACTGTAAAAGCGGTTCCCGATCTGATTGCACCTGGTGTAAATGTTTACGAGAACAACAAACAGGTTGAAGAGCAGTTGATGTGCTTGGGGCGTGGTTATTATTCCGTTTCAGACATTCGCGATGGTGATACGCCTTTTGATTCAATTGAAGGTGCTTCAATCTCGATTTATGATCCGGGCGTAAATATCGTAAATGGGGTGCCGCACACTCAAATTGGGGACAACTTCAATTACGCACCGTTCATCGCCAAGCCTTCGAAGTCTATTAATGATCAGTTGCTTGCCGTTCCGAATGAGCTGGCAATCAGCAGCACAGATTTATATTTTCAATACCCTAACCTAATCAAATCTAAAACCGGAAATGTACCGGGAGGGCTTGCTGCAAATGATCAGTTGCTGTTACGGGGCGGGATCTTCAACATTAGTGATCAACAGATTTCAGGCGCTACTCTTGTAAGGCCGAGTGGAACAATTGAGATTAACTCAACGCAGGAACTCATTAATTATAGCGCACTGAACCGAATCAAAATTGAGTCATTGCTTGTGCCGTTAAGTGCAGATGCTTATGCCAGTCTTGCCGGGACATACAGCATAAATTCAATCAGCAAATCTGGCAGCACTTATATAATTCAGCTGGGTTCACCAGCGGCAATCAACCGTGACTGGAATCTGATTGATGAAGACAGATCCGGGAATATATCAGCAATACTTTCTGACACCACGACCAGCATTAATCTTGATGGCAAATATAGCGTTGCAAGCATATCCAGCAGCAGCATCGCCCTGAATATTCCAAGTGCAATGCTGGCGCAGTGGACAAAGATTAATACGGTATTTGGTGGCTCTACCATTTCAGAAACATCTGATCTTAGTATAGATAAGCTGAATGACAAGTGGGTGGGCTGGATTGAGTTCACGAATCAGGAATCTGAAGAACTCTGGATTAATCTGAAAGCGCCACAAGGCTTGTGGTACCAGGATTCGAAAGGTGGAGTGTGGCCACGAGAAGTTTATTGCAAGATTGAATACCAGCAGATTGTTAATAATCAGGCTACCGGTGCAATCTATGAACGACTCACATTAATGCGGCCCACAACCAGTAATTACCGGGATGCGGTGGGATTAACAGAAAAGATTCAGCTGCCGTTCACTGGCCCTTTTCGGTTCCGCGTCTGCCGAACCACTGAGGATGATTTAAGCTCTAAAGTGGCTGATGATGTGAATGTCACGGATGCCTATGCGGTTCATGCATTGCAAAAGTTTGTATATGACGATTTAACCATTGTTCGTACCCGTGTGATTGCAGATAAAACTGCGCTTTCGATCAAGAACCGGCAGCTCAGTATGATCGCGACACGCAAGCTTTACAGCTATGCATCGGGCGTTAAATCACAGCAGCGTATAGCCACAAATAACTTTGCTGATATTGTCTGTGCCGTGACAGAAGATCCGTTTATTGGCCGTCGCTCTGTTAGTGAGCTGGATGTAGTGGGTCTCTACCAGACTTCAAATTACATTCAGAGCTATTTCGGTACGTACAAGGCGACTGAGTTTAATCATACCTTTGATCAAGCCAATCAGTCTTATGAAGAAACACTGGCCCAGATTGCAAGTGTGGTGTTCTGTAATGCCCGGCGTGAAAGCGGAAAGATTTACTTTCAGTTTGAGCGGACCAATCCATCATCCAGCATTCTGTTTAATCACCGCAACAAGAAGCCCGGTAGTGAGACCCGAACTGAAAAGTTTGGTGTGACCAATGAATATGACGGGGTAGAGGTCAGCTGGATTGATCCGGATGATTCATGGACTGAAAAAACACTGAAGCTTCCTGATGAGAACATTACTAATCCGAAAAAAATTGAGCTGGCTGGTGTCACAAATAAATATCAGGCCCATTTTTTAGCGCACCGAGCTTGGAACAAGATCAGGTATCAGCGTGAAACCGTACAGTTTACTGCATATGGTGAAGCTGACCTGATCACGATCAATGACAGAATCGCTGTAACGGATGATACGATTCCTTCGCTGGTGCCTGTCGGTGATGGATTTACTCAAGGTGAGGTTGTGGAGTGGGTGGGGCAGAATGTTTCTGTATCTCAACCAGTTCAGCTTAAGGTAGATCAGACTTACATCATTCATTTACAGCTACCCAATGGCTCGATTGAAACCATGCAGGTTAGTCAAGGTAGTGATGAGTGGCATCTGGTGTTAGAGCGACTGCCAACCTTGCCTTTAGTTACTTCGTGGGATGGGAAAGTAGCACCTACAGTCTACTCAATTACGCTCAGCCAAAATAAAGACAGTGAAGCTTATCTGGTTTCTGAAAAGTCACCGTCCGGCACATTTGAGAGTCAGATCACAGCAATCAACTATGATACTCGTTATTACAAAAATGATAGCGATTATCTAAATAATCTAATCACATAGACCAGACCAACAATAGCCCGCAGAAGCGGGCTTTTTTAATGGGTGAGAACATGGCTGAAGACCTTAAAACCAGTGTACAAAATTTTAATACAGACGCTCAAACTGCTGAAGAGGTGGTGAATGGCAATGAGAGCGGAGAGGTTATAGCGCGGCTGGGGCGAAAATATCCAACTCTTCCTGCCGCAATTGAGGAAATTATGAAAGCGGGCGGGTATTTTGATTCATATGCCACGCTTGCAGATGCGAATGCAAAAGTCGCTGAAATTCCACTTAACCGCTTAGTCAGAGTTTTAAGCGCAACCGAGGGCGGCGACTATTACAAAGCCTCTGCTGATGCGACGAGCTTGACTAAGAGTCCCTGGGATCCATTAGCACAATCAACAAAGTATACTGATGAAAAAACTGATTATCTGACAAATCAACTTATTCCAGGAAAACAATATGCCTACTCTATTGAAGACAGCGGGGGCAAAGTGGCGCTTGGAGTGGATGAAGACGGAACAGTCCATACAGCCAATCTAAAGTCAGAGACCGTCGAGGCAGCAGAGCTAAGAGGTTCATACCAAACCAATACTAGCCAATTTAAAGATTCAGCTAACGAAGCGTTTGAGATCCTTGATCAGCAAGATCTTGTGGCTTTTAAGGTGGATAAAAGTGGAACCACACATGCTGCAAAAATCGACGCAAAGGAATTATTGGTTAATGGAAAACCTGTCACAACTTCGGGCAGCGATATGCAAAAAAAGGTAGGAACATTTCGCTATAACATTGCGCATGCGGAATGTCTTGGGCAGTCGCTATCCCTTGGTACAAATGGATCTCCGATTTTAACCACAACCCAAAAAGCGGATAACTTGATGTTTGCAGGGGGTATTCGAAAACAACATCCAAATAACACTACTATTGAGTTTTTCTCTAGCTTTGTGCCGTTGGTCGAATCTTTCTCTGCTGATAATGGTAATCCTTATATTTATGGCGAAACACCCGTGGGCGGATTAACAGAGCAAATTAAGGAGCTAATTAAATCTGAAAATGAGATAGATTTTACACAGCAAAATTATCAACTCTTAGGCACGGCTTCTGGAGAAGGTGGCAAGCGTATTCACGAATTACGTGATACTTATGTGCCAAACAATCTATTACCAGCGATTACTGCTGCTTACAACTTAGCTCAAACTAGTGGTAAAACCTATGGGATGAGTGCGATAACTTTTGTACATGGTGAAGCTGATAACGCCAACCCTACAACGCAAGATCAGTATAAATCAATCACTTTAGAAATCCTTTCGAACATAGATACTTTCGTGAAAGGAACGAATGGGCAAACTGAAGATGTAAAACTAATCACTTCTCAGCTTGCAAGCTTCGGTAGTGCAACTACTTGGCCAAAAATCGAATTAGCCCTTTATCAATTGGCAATGGAAAACCCGAATAAGGTTTTCATGGCATGTCCGCTATACATCTTCGATTACACAGATAACTACCATCTTAATAACATCGGTAGTAAGTGGTTAGGAGCATATCTCGGCTTAACATACAAGCGCGTGGTTATTGATGGTGAAGACTGGAAGCCGGTACATCCTATCTCTCACTTTAAGCAAGGGCGAGTACTTGAGGTTAAATTTCATGTTCCGGTTCAACCTCTTGTATTTGACACTGTTCAGGTCGCAAAAAATACGGATGCGTATGGTTTTACACTGGCCGATAACACAGGGGCTGCTGTTGCAATTGAATCTGTAGTTATCACACAACCAGACACGGTGAAATTCATCACAACTGCTCCAATTCCAGTTGGATCAAAGCTACGTTATGCATGGACACCAGTGGCGCAGCCTAATAGAAATTCAGGGCCACGCGGGAATTTACGCGATTCTCAGGGGGATTCAATCGTATTTGATGAGTCTGGCATTAACAAAAGAATGGACAACTGGTGTCCAATTTTTGAATATACAGTTTAAGGGGTTTGTCATGGGTTTACGCATCAAGTTAAAAGATACTAACTTTGAAAATTTTATTGGTTATTCTTTAGATATTAATCACCCTAATCTTATTGGATATTATCTTTTTGACTCATCGGGTGTTGTAAGAAATCGAGTATCCAACCAATCGCTTTCTAAAATTGGAAATCCAGTTTTTGGCTCAAATAACGTCATTGTAACCGCCACAAATGGATTTGTTGATAGTGCATTGGTCAATAGTGGAGATATAACGTATATCGCCATAGCAAATGCAGGCGCATCAGCAGTGGTATGCGGTCATGTAGATTACAATATCTCTCCCACTACTAGTGATACAATCTTACGCAATGCCAGTAAATTCACCTTATTGTGCAACAACGTGTCTCTTGCAGAGCCTGCTGCACGTGTAGCTGCCACCAGATTTATTGCAGGTGTTATCGGTGACACTTCAAAGGATTTATATGTTTCGGATTTGGGTGTACTGGTCAAAACATCTGGTACAAAAACACAAGGAAATCCAAATTCACTACCATTTAAGATGGGCGCACATTCTCAAAATGGCGTGTTACCTGATCAGACAACATTGTACGCGGTTGCAGTGTTTAGTAAGGCTCTAACTCAAGTTGAAATTGAAGGATTTTATGCTCAATTTAAAGAGTTATTCCCATTTGTAGCGTAATTACCACCAACCCTGACCAGCTCAGGGTTTTTTATTGCCAAAAATAAGGGGGGATTTATGACAAAAGGAGAAATCAATGGAGTTCCTTAGTCAAGTTTTAGAGAGCATCAAAAGTCATTCACATATCCTTTTTACGGGAGTTTTGGGTGCGACTTTTGGCTTTCTATTAAGCAAGGAACCGGCTCGAGACCGCTGGATAGGGTTTTTTGCCGGCTTCATTTTATGTGTGGTTTTTGCTGAACCAGCAAGCTTATTTCTTGCAAATGGCAACTACCCCGAACTATTCGGTTTTGTTTTAGGTGCGGCTGGTAAGAGTACAGCTGAAGCATTACTAAGTCTGGCCCGATCAAGAATCCTTGGTTTGGTCAAGAAGGAGGATGAAGATGCTGGTAATCATCAGTAAGACAGCATTGATATTATTTATAGTTTCTTTTGCAATCATGGTATTCCATCCCAGAATACAACTGCCAAAGCATATTGATTTCCTGTTGATGTTATCAATCTTCTTTGGAGTGGCGCTTTTTGTCAAAGATGACTACACCCCAAGTCCAGCCGGCACACTTTTCTATACAACCGTAAGCATTGTAATCGCACTCTTTACCCGACAACTCTATATCTGGGGAAAAGGTGGCGCACGACCAAAATTCTTTAAATGGGATAAAGATGATGAACATCGCTCAAATTAAAAAACTTCAAACTGTAGTAGGCGTACATGCTGACGGCATCATTGGCCGAGGCACTTTATCGGCGCTGTTCCGTAAACTTGGGGCCAGTAATGCTCGTGCTGAAGAGTTAGCACTGGCTGCAAATGTTCATATGCGGACGTACGGCATCCTGGACAATTCACTTCGCTTTATTCATTTCATGGCACAGCTTACGCATGAGTCTGGCAACTTTCGCTATATGGAAGAAATTGCCTCAGGTAAGGCGTATGAAGGCCGAAAGGACTTGGGGAATATTCATGCAGGGGATGGGGTTCGATATAAAGGGCGTGGACCAATTCAATTGACTGGTCGAGCAAACTATCGACGGTACGGGCAACAACTCGGTATTGATCTGGAAAATAATCCACAAATTGTTGCATTACCAAGTATGGGCCTCATGGTTGCCTGCAAGTTCTGGTCTGATAACGGCTTGAATGCCTTAGCTGATAAGGATGATGTAGTTGCTGTAACTCGCAGGATCAATGGCGGGACCAATGGACTTGAAGATCGTAAGAAACATTTAGCATTGTTGCGGAGCTGGGTATGAAGTTGGTATTGCTGACTTCATTACTTCTCTCCGGCTGCACAGCACACTCAATCTCTAATCATGTTAGCGTGACGGTGTGCGTGCAGTGTTTGGGGTAAGTAGAAACAATAATCCTATTTAGGTTTCTCTTTATCCCATTTTTCTGCCAATTTTTGGGTTTCAATATAGATCTGTTTTCTTCCTTCCTTGCGTCTCAATTCCATCACATAAGGCTCAAGGGATTTCCAATCGCGAATAAACACACCTCTTTTCATTCTTTTGTAGATTTTTTCATCTAATGCACCCTCAAATACGCCAGATGCAATGAACTCGTAATGATTTAAAATACTCATGATTACTTCATTCTGCTCGGCATTATCAATGAGCTCTTCACAAGCAAGTTTAGTAAAATTCAAATTATCTTTTTTGTACTTTCCAAATTTTTCTTTAACTTCACGGAAATTGCAATCCTGCGTTTCCATTAAGACTAAATCAATTGTAGCTCTCTTTTTGGCCTGTCGCTCATTGCGCCATAAAGTAAAAATAGCTATTACTGCAGATAAAGCAAAAACTGCAGTTTGGAACCAAAATGCTAGGTTCCCACCCCAATAGGTTATCTCTTGTGGTTGTGCCATGGCGCGTAAATTATGCAAAAGTTAACAATATTATATACAAGTAAAAACAAAAAAACCGCTCATTGAGCGGTTCTTGAATCTGGTGCTGGAAGGTGAATTTTAGAAGTCCCAGCCTTCCTTCATAGTAGAAGCAAAGATAAGACCTGATTTTTTATTGATTTTATTCATTTTCATGGTAATCTCCTATGCAATTAGCCTGTGGATAACTTTATGGATATCCTTTGCTTGGGTGTTCATTATAGTCCGTACTATATTTAGCACAAAGATTTTTTATATGTATTTTTTTTAAGAAAATATTGATTATTTAAAAGTCAAGTGGTTTTAAGATTTTTTAAGAGAAATATAAAAAGTTATCCACAGTATGTATAAGGAGGCTGGGTGAATTTTTTAGCTGCTCTTGTTCCGAAAACCACGGATTATACTTGAGCGCCCATCCTGGACTTTTACTGTATGGCCTGGCTCGTTTGATCATTTGTTCGATATAGAATTGTTCCCAGGATTTCATTTTTCTTATTCTCTTAAGCTGGTATAATGGTTCTGAGTTCAGTTTCCAAATTCTCAACTGAACCGGAATAATAAAAAGATAAATAAACTTAGTCAAAGTTAATCAAATTAAGATGTTACACAGAAGTTACACAATGCTGCTCCTGTTGAGTAATATCATATAAATAACAATGGCTTGTGTTGTGTATTCGACTCCCGCCACCTCCACCAAAATTCTTTCCGAAGTAATCCATCGGGATCTAAAAAAGCCTTTAAACTTAATGTTTAGAGGCTTTTTTATTGGCTGTGTTGTCCGACCTTGTCCTAAGCTGTTTGACCCTATTTTTGCTTTTATGAGGGTCAAAATTGGGACAATTTGACCCACTAAATAAGTTTAATTATGTGGGACAAAGATATGTCGCTTACCGATGTGCTGTGTAAAAAAGCATTACCGCAGGAAAAACAGTACCGCCTTTCTGATAGTAATGGTCTGTCTTTACGAGTCGATCCGAATGGCAAAAAATATTGGTCTATCAGATACACGGAAAATGGACAAAGGAAGTCTAAAGCATTAGGTATCTATCCTGAGCTAAGTTTAAAGCGTGCAAGGGAGATCGCGTTTGATCTGAGATATAAACTCAAAAATACAACTGAGGTTGAGCAGGAGCAGCCTTATTTTAAGGAAGTCGCAGAGGATTGGTTCAATAATCAAAAAGAAACTTGGTCATCCAAACACATTAGTAATGTACGAGCTTCATTGGATGAGCTTTATATTGCTCTTGCTAATAAGCGTATTAACCAGATTCAGGCTCCTGAGATTCTACAAATCATTAAGAAGATTGAGGCAAGAGGTTCGCTTGAAATTGCAAAACGTATCTAATTTAATGGATGTACGAAAAAATCTCTATAAACTCGAACCAGGATATGAAGCAAGAGCTAGAAGAATAGCATCGGTCTATGCCAAAATTTACCTTGAACAGGAAAATCATGGAGATAAACAACTTATAGGTCGTTATTATTGGATGGGTCTAGGCGCATTTGCCTCAAAAACAGTTGCAGCAGTGTTCAAACATGGACTCACCGCATGGGGATATAAGTGGATGCCACTCAGTGTGATTCGAGACCCTGTACATTCTTTTGCAAAAGGAAATTTATGGTTATTCATGGATATTGCTCCATGGCACTACGCTTGGAGTATGTCATCTGCATCTTTTAACCAGTGTAGAACTCAACGTGATGTCTCAAAATTCACCCATATAAAAGAAGAAGTAAGAAATATTCCTTGGTCAAGTTGCTTACCGATAATTAAGCACTTACAAAGTACCCCTGAAATTACACAGGCTTTTGAGTATCTTCCAAAAATTGAAAATGTATTTAAAAGAAAGAATGAATCAAGACAAGTTAGATTTAAGTTGTCTAGTAAAAATCTTTTAAAACATTTGATGGCGATTGCAGTACAAGAGCAAAGAAATATTTTACAGGAATTGGTATGGAAAGATTGGAAAGTACAAGCACAGGCAACGTTACAAAGCTATACCAAGCTCCCTGATAGTACCTTAGTCTTATCTAGTGATTATGGCGTTGATACGGTCAAACCTGATAAAAATGGAAACTATAAAGGTCGTCATGCAGGAGTTATTAATCAACTCCCTGAATCTGTCTATATTGAGCCTTTGCCACATACTAGAGTTCAAAACTATGATAGCCGTATGGAATGGATTCAAAAAGCAGCAGAAAAATATCATCTTTTAATGTTGAGTAACAAAGGACGTCCATTTTTAGAAAAGGAACTCGCAATTATTGCAGGATGGGGTAACAGTAAAGCTGATTTTAATGTTGGTAAGGACAGTAATGATGGAAAAATTTAA